AATGCCATACCTGCTATGCAGGAGGACAAATATAAGATAGCTCAGACAATGCAGATAGGGCGCAACGTTAGGGCTGTCACAAAGAATGAGTTCAGGGAAGCTATCGGGCTGGAAACTATTGTAGATAGTGAGTTCGATACCGAAGGGTTAATTGATGAATCAGCAATGCCAGACCAGCTTGCACAATATCAACAGGGACAAAGGCTATGAGAGAAAATTATAAATTAATTTTAAGAAATGCAATAAAAGATGTAACATTAGTTAATAAAATATCTTTTATTGGAGAGGATTTACATCCAACTACTTTATTAGAGATTCAAACCCATATTCATCAAATACAAAATATTTTAATAGCTGAATATGTTAGATTTACAGATTTAAAAAATGAATTAGATTTGATTTAATGAACCTATATAAAACACGGATGAAGTTTGTCATCAGACATACAAGGGCGATAAAAAGGACTTTGAAGTCTTTAATTATTCCCGTGGTCGAATATCTCGAAATGCAGAGCTATGAGAACCTTGATACCACACTTCAGATGCTTATTGACAAGACAGAGGTAGAAAAGGCCTATGTTAATCTTTACAAGGATGTAGGTAAGGTCTTCGGGCAGAACGTGAGGGAGTTTATCAAAAACAAGAACCTACAATTAAAAGATATGGAGAGCGATCTATGGGCTGAGATGATGGAAGGATGGTGTTTGAGAGATTGTGCTGTACGTATAGCCGAGGTTTATAACTATACCATTGAGCAGGTACAGGCTATCGTAAGAAAAGAGGTAGCCAAAGGCACGGCAGAGGGTTTCTCGATACGTACCATCTCGGATAACATACGCAAGCAGCTACCTAAGGAATATGGTAAAGCAGCTAACTGGCGGGCAAAGCGCATAGCACAGACGGAGGTCATCTCCGCGTCTAATATGGCTAACATCCGCGCAGCAGAACAGACGGGTCTACCAATGCGTAAGACCTGGTCTACCCGCCCGTATGGAGCAGCACAGAGCATCCAGGGAGAACGTCATGCTATGCTTGTAGACCTAGCAGACCAACATCCGTTGCTTAACGAAGATTTTATTGTCGATGGTGAACCATTAGGTTATCCCGGCGACCCGAAAGGCAGTCCGGGTAATGTTATTAACTGTTTTTGTGTACTTACTTATGAGGTTATTTAATATCATATTGCTATTATTTATAATGAGCATATCTAATGCTCAAGAATTACCATTATCTGACGTACTCTATATTGATATGCTTGAATTTAAGTGTAAACATAAAGCCGAAAACATTGCAGAGAAACTATGGCAATTGGATATCGAAGTAGAGATACAGGATGGATATTTAGAAAAGAAAAGACGGTATTATATAGAGATACAGGATATTAGTATTCTTGATATAGAGATACGTGAGAATGGTAAATGGGTGCGATATTTCCCAAAGAATATAAAAAAGAAATTAATTAAAGTAGAGTTTTATTGAATTGGAGGACAATAAAATGATAAAATACAATTCGCTAACTATAAAAGATATTAACGAGAAAAAAGGGCTTGTCACGGTCTATGCCAATGCCTTTAATAACCTCGACAGTGATAACGACATATCCCTTCCGGGGTCATTTCAGAAAACCATACAGGAATCTTTTAACCGAGTCAAGTGGTTTCTTAACCATAACCATACTCAGCTATTAGGCGTACCCGTAGAGGCTATCGAGGACAGTATAGGATTAAGGGTGACAGGACAAATCAATATGAAAAAGGAGATAGGCAGGGATACACTCGAAGATTATATCCTGTATGCAGAGAACGACAAGACCCTTGAACATTCAATAGGCGTACAAGCTGTAAAGTCAGAGGTTATCGAAGGTGATGAAGTACCTGAACAATACCGTAAAGATGGTATTCAATGGATGCGCAGGGTAAGCGAATGGAAGTGGTGGGAATATTCCACCCTCACGTCATGGGGTTCAAACGAGCGCACTCCTATGGTCGATATAAAGAGCCTTCAGGAGTTGGAGAATACCGTAGATTTTCTAAACAAGATGCTCAAAGGACATTACACCGATGAAAGACTAAAGAAGATTGAAGAAACATATAACATACTATTATCACTCAAAACGAAGCCGTTAAAGTTCACTCCCAGTGAGCCGGACGAAGACACTCAACTAGAGCCGATAATTGAAGCGATGAAGAAAACTAAATTATTTAATTAAAATGGCAGATATTGATGTAGAAAAAATTCAGGAGAATATTAAGAAAGCCGACAAGAAGCTCGATGATATTCAGAAGAACCTGGAAGGAAAGGTAGGGGCTGACGACTTAAAAGCCCTGAACGATACGATCGACTCTATCAAAGATTCGGTTGCATCTATTGAAAACGTAAAGGTGGACGACAAAGAAATCAAGCTGACGGAATATATCAAGAACATTCAGGAACACGTTAACACCGTGGAAAAAGATGTGAAGACCCGCCTGCTTGAGATGGGTCAGAAACCAAAGACTCTGTTAGATAAGGTCAAAGACCTGACTTTGAGTGACGAATGGAAAAACCACACTAAAGACTTGCAAAAGTCTGGTGCTGGCCGCAGGTTCGTTATGGAAAAAGCAGCTAACGACCTACTGACAACTGACTGGACTGCTGACACGGGAGCTGTAGGCTTACCTCAGTTACAGATACCGGGAGTTACTAAACACCCCTGGAGGCAGACTCCTATATTTGCCGCAGTACCTAAACGTACTGTGGGAATGGAACATCAGGTAAGCTATACTGAAGAACTAAGCCGTAGCGATGCAGCAGCCCTCAAGGCTGAAGGCAGCGCATACGCTCAGAGCGGGGCTACCTGGATTACTAAGGTACTTTCATTCTTTGACATAGGTCATTATGTGAGAGTTACCCGTGAATCACTCGAAGACGCTGAATACATACAGCAGGAGATGAACGACCTGCTGAGCAACGGATTACTCCGTGCTATCGAGGTGCTTCTGTACGAAGGTGCAGGGACGACCACTATCGAAGGTGTGAGTGTATCGGCTAAGACTTTTGCTAAGCCTACTGGCGTGGCATCTGTCTCTAGTGCTACTATGCGCGACTGCCTGTTAGCTGCTAAGTTACAGGTTAAACGCGGATATATGGATTCTGACAGCAACAAGATGGGTTATATGGCTAACATGGCTCTTATAGGACCATCTAGTGCTTACAATGTAGTTACCGAAAAAGACGAGATAGGCCGTGTGATTGTTGAGAACATTGACGGATGGAGACCTGGAGGTATGGCTGTTGTTGAGTCTTTCGATACTACTGAAACAGCAGGCCAGAAAGATTTCTTAGTGGGTGACTTCAATAAGGCCATGCTTTATCTCAAAAGGAATCTCACTATCGAAACCGGGCTGGATGCTGATGACTTCACTAAAGGTCAGATTACCATACGTGCCTCTATTCGTGGCAACCTGCTTATCAAAGCATTGGAAAAATATGCTTTTGTACTTGGAGACTTTGTTACCGCACCTGGATTAATTGAAGCATAGGAGGTAAAGAAAATGAAAAAATTAATATTTATTATCAGTTTAATTTCATTTGCTGCACTGACTTTCGCTCAGTCATCTTATGACATATTGGTCAAGGACAATGTTAACTACGGTTACTATACCGGGACGGCTTCGGACACTATCAACGGGGCTACTACTGCTGATGCTGTGTTTTACGTACAGCTGGCTGCTAAGTCCAGATATACATTAAGTTGGATGCTTGACGGTGATACCCTTGCCGGTAGTACCGGTGATTGTACTATACAGCCACAAGGTTCGTATGATGGAGTGACTTATTCAAATATAGGTAGCTCTACGGCGTGGACATCCTCTACAGCAGAGTATCTGGCTAATGTAAACGCAAACACGTACACTACATTAGCATCAGGCACGCTGACTAATGCTCAACATACTGAGGTTACCGCAGCGTATGACATTACAACGACAGACTCATTGTTGTATGATGATACGCTAAGTGTAGCTGCTCAGACAAATACAGTAGGGGCACAGACTTATACAGACGCAAGAACTATTACTGTGAC